ATATATGTATCGCTGTATAGAGTGCGGTAAGGCAAAAAATAAAGAAGTCTATGAGTCAAACCTAAAATATATACAAGGGCACAAAAAAGACCACGGATGCTCTCAGTGTGGCTATAATGAACACCCTGCGGCACTACAGTTTGATCACTTAGATCCTAATGACAAAGATAAATCACTAAAGGGTCAAGGTGCAGTAAATTACATGTGGAGTCTATCAAGGATCCAAAATGAGTTAGCCAAATGTCGTATTCTTTGTGCTAATTGTCATTCTATTGTTTCTTTTGAAGAAGGCCACTTAGGAAAGTCCTTTCATAGATGCAATCGATAGCATTTTACACACCCCATTAGAGATCGCCTAGCGGCTCATAGGGGCTTCTCTTTTCTTGTGCCTCTTTTGCCCGTAGGGAAGTTTTAGCGCTAGCCATAGGTAAGCCATAGAGAAGACCATAGATGCCCATAGAGGAGCACAGAGGGCCATTAATGGTTATCTGTGAGTGTGGTGTGTAGTTTCATGAATTAAAACCCCGAGGGGAGTGTAACGACCCGAGGGAAGGTGTGCGTTGTCTAAGAAAATTTATAAAAATTTTGCGAAAAATTGTCGGACATGCGTATATGCATGATCCTATAGAAGAAATTGATCACTCTAAAGAACTACGAATACGTTAATTAAGGACTAGAATGCCTACAAGAAATGATGTTACTGGGGATGCTATAAAGAGCAAAACCAATACAGAAAAGTATAGAAACAATTATGATCGTATATTCAACAAAGATTGGAATCACACATGCGATAAGCTTGGTAAGGCAGTTAAAATCCCAAAAAATACAGTATGTCCCCTATGCGGACTATCGGGATCTCGAGCAGAATAAATTGATCACCCTATAGGATTTATCCGCCGGGGTCTATTAATGCCTATATCTATGCCTATATGTGTAAACCATGACTGAATAGAAATACATAAGGAGCTTTCTTCTTATGTTTAAACTACAACTATTTAAGGGCTTAGACAATGCTAGACCAATTAGCGGTATTTATCAAAGGTACACTAGCGCTGGCTATCATCATCGTTGCTATCTCTTCTATTTATGTATACCGAGTATGGACTCAAGACACCTCACGTAGAGTCAAACTCAGTATCATGGGATTTTCCATTGAACTAGGAGAGGCGCGTCAACAAGAAAAAGAGACGATGCCAGACATTTACACTGGAGACTAATATGTTTTCAAAAATACTAAATCTTGTATCTGGGGATATTATTGATACTGTTGCTGGTCTTTTTAAAGACTACCAAGACAACAAGATTACCCGAGAACAACTTAAATTTAAGCTTAAAACTTTTGAAGCTGAAAATGAACAAGCATTAAAATTAGCTCAGATAGAGTTAAACCGAGAAGAAGCAAAACATAGTAGTATGTTTGTCGCAGGTTGGAGACCTATGTTAGGTTGGATTTGTGGTTTAGGTTTTGCTATGAATTTTCTTGTAGCTCCTATTGGAACCTTTATTGCTAACTTAGCAGGATATCCGATTGAATTCCCACAAGCAGATGTAGCTACTATGATGCCTGTTTTATTAGGCATGTTGGGCCTAGGTGGAATGCGTACCTTTGAAAAGGCGCAAGGGGTTTCTCGTGACAAAGTATAGCTTAGTATTTTTAGCCTTAATAGTAATGTTTAGTTGTTCAGAGCAGTCAAATAAACCTGCTATAGAAAAACAATTACAAAGACAAGAGCTAAAAGTTACAATTAACTTCTATCCAAATTTAAGGTTACTAAACCAAAAATATAATAAAGAGTTTGGTGATACTGGAAATATAAGAACAGGATTCGCTGTGTGGGCAAACCCCGGCAAAGAACCCTATTGGTGCGATATTCATGTTTTAGAACCTAAATCAGTAGATGACGAAAGAACACTGACACTAGGTCATGAACTGGCTCATTGCATATACGGGAGTTATCATAAAGAATAAACATGAGCGATCAAGAGACTAATTATTATGCATCCTGAAAATTTACCTTCTCATTTAGGAGGACATTTTTATGTGACACATTTAGATATTGCCAATCTTAAATATCTAAAAGAGAAATATAAAATTGAAACAATGATAGACATCGGTTGTGGACCCGGCGATATGATACGCGAAGCTAAAAAGCTAGGGATTGAAGCCGAAGGTATTGATGGAGATTTTACTTTAAAATTTACTGACATACCTGTTGTAATAAACGATTTTACCAAAAGTTCTTATAATTTTAATAAGACTTTTGATTTAGCGTGGTCTGTAGAATTTGTAGAGCATGTGCCAAAAGAAAGCATTGACAATTATATGTCTGTGTTTAAAGAAGCAAAATATGTTTTAATGACGCATTCACCATTTAATACAGAATACCACTTCAACGTAGAACCTAGCAGTTACTGGATCGAGTTGTTTGAAAGCTACGGCTTCATATTATTAGAAAATGAAACAAAATATATTAGAGAAAACAGCTCAATGGAAAGAGAATTTATAAGAGATTATGGACATTTCTTTCTAAATCCCGATAGACTTACTTAAGGAGATTATCATGGCTCACGACGGAAAACCTTGCTCTTATGGCATGACCAAAGGAAAAGGTAAAAAGCGCAGAGGCAAATAAAATGCCAGCGAAAAAGAAAAATAACTTATATGATAACGTCCGTGCTAAACGGGCGCGTATCAAAAAGGGTTCCGGTGAAAAAATGAAAAAGCCGGGACAGAAAGGATACCCCACAAAAAAGACATGGACAAAAGCGGCCAAGACATCTAAAAAGAGGTGAGATGAAAAAGAACCATATTGGAATAGTAATTGCAATGCTCCTCGCACAAGGTTGTGCAAATATGGAGTTAAAGAATGAAGATTGTGTAGAATGGCAACACTATGAAGTCCCGGTATCCGAATGCACGGGCGGTCGTGGTGTAGCTCCACAAATCTGCGTTACGCGCTCACAGGTTAAATATTTCTGTGTGAGTTGGATTGAAACAAAAATTTAAAATATAAACGAGATTAATATGAGAATATTCACTACATATTTTTTGCCTTTAATAGCTATTTACTTAGCAGATGTAAGTAACTGGTTGTGGTTAACCGCGTTTATGTGGTTTGTCACTATTAGTCTAGGGGAAGCAATCGCTTTCCATAGGTATTGGTCTCATCGAACCTTTGAATTTAAGCATTGGATTATAAGAGATCTTTTTACTTTTTTCGGAGCCATTGGAGGTGTAGGCGGCCCCATTCGCTGGGTATCTACTCATCGTCTTCACCATAAGGATGCAGAAACTATAGGTGAAACTCATAAGTGGCTAATAACTGAAAGTGCAGGCAAAAGAGTATATAGGGATACAATTACACCTTTTAATAAAATTTTACATAAGTATTATTATGAATTTCTGTATTTATGGCTTTTAATTCTACTTTTAATAGATTACAATATTTTCTTGTATGGAGGTATACTGCCAATTGCTGTCCACATTAGTTTAAATCTTATATTTCCGAATTTAGACCATGTAATAGGCACTAAAAGATACCCTAATTCAGTAGGTAGAAACTCTCATATTGTAAACTTTTTTACTTTTGGAGAAGGTTGGCACAATAACCATCATAACAATCCGGGAAAGATATCCAACTCAGAAGCATGGTACGAGATAGACATTTCTGGATTTATAGTAAAATTAGTAAAGAGTAACTAAAAATGAGTGAAAGAATTCAAGGTAATTTGTATATTAGAGAGGCTACAAACGCAGATCGGGATACTGTTAATATTTGGATTAGTGAAAGCTCTCTTTGGCCAGATGACCCCGACATTCAAAAATTTTTAGATGAACAAATAGACAATGATGTTGAAAAAAGACAAGCTTATATTCTCGAAAGAAGAAGCGGCAGAGGAGGCGGGACATTCACTCCTATTGGCTATCGGCAAATCATTTATTTAAAAGAATTAAGACAGCTGTATTATCAGATAAGCTTAAACTCGTCGGGTTACAGTTCAGACAGAAAATATTTTGATTGGTTAATAAATGAATATTCTAATGCAAAAGAAATTTTTTGTATACTACCAAATGCAGGTTTAAGAGCTTTATCTAAACAACGAATTCCAGAAATAACAAATGACTCTGAAAACGAATTATTAAAATATACAATTAGAGATTAAAGACTATGGCAACCTATACAATAAACGGCACCATCGGTGGGACAGCACAGACTCAAGATGTTGTCGTTGGGGACACTATTAACTTTAATGTAACTGGCTTAGTTGGCGGTGGTAGTATCAACAATGGTACTCCAAGCAATTGCACGATAACGGTTACTAACCAAGCTACTGCAAATGGTACCGAAACGGGTACGTTAACTAACTTTGCGGTAAATGCTTACTCAATAGCTTGGAGTCAGACAGTTAGTAAAACAACTGACTTTTTTATTCTTACAGGCGACGTTACTGCGGCGGCTAGTACTGACGGCGTAATTTCTGTTTCTGTCGCTAATGACCAGCAGTCCAGTACTGAAACTGGAGATTCGGTAGTTACCATTTCCGATGGAAACGCTACTACAGATTATAGAGTGTTAATAACTAGTACTGGCACGGGTCAGGCCATAGGCACTCAAGCGGGGCCAACTAGAACAGGCAACGGTACTATTAACATCCCCTCGAACAGACAACCTACAGTAGGCAATGTTGTTAGCTATAAGACACAATTCGCAGATGTAGGTGGAAGTAACTGGGCGGATTGTACAGGGACTAATCCAACCTTTACGATTGGAAGGATTAATAACTTTACATTTCAAGATATAAATCCTGCTGGAATAAATCAGCAGTATATTCGCACTGTTCAAGTAAACGGCTTAAGAAAAGCATACACTGCTTCTAAACTTAGCGGTTTTGGTGATTTTGCAGTAAATTCGAGTTCAAGTTCTACAGGTGCGACTTTTAATACTACTAACAAAACTATTACTAATGGTCAGTATATTCACGCTAGAATGACGTCCTCTAGTATTGCGAACACACCACAAAGCGAAACAATTAGAGTTTTTGGTACTAGCTTAGTAGAAGATGATGCATGGACCGTAACAACGGGGAACGCATCTTACTCTATCTCTGCACCCGCCTCTATTAACGAAGGCTCTGCAGGAACGATTAACGTAACAACCTCTGGAGTTCCGAATAGTACTACTTTATATTGGGATTTAGATCAATCAAGTGATTACACAACCTCACTGGGTACAGTGGTTATAACCTCAAATGCAGGTTCTTTTTCGATAACACCCTTAGCGGATAGTCAAACGGAAGGTCCAGAAACAGATACCGTTCGATTATATACGGATTCAGGAAGAACTAACGAGGTAGCCAATGATAGCTTTACTATTAACGACACCTCTACAGGAGGTAGCGGAGGATCAGGTAGCGGAAGCAGTGACGGTAACCAAGCGTACGGCATTAATGTTTACTGGGCAGACGGTAGTACTATAATTTGGTCTTCGAATTTAACTCAAAAAAATGGACTTGTAATTGATACTCCCACTATTGCAGGCGGTGCAACTCAAAGTTATACTGGAATTGCAGACGCTACGTCAACTAGCAAAATCGGTGTAGACGTTGTTTTATACGGAATTGATGCTAGTACAGATAGCTTCTCAGTATCCCGTACAACAGCTAACGGGGGCACTATATCAATTACCAATGACACTGCTGGCTCTTTAAGCCCGGATATAATTGTTTATAGGATTGCGTAATGACTTATGGAATAAGAATAGACGGTACAGACGGGAGTAATGTGTTTCAAGTAATTGATTCAGATGAAAACCAAGACAGCTTTCAAGTAGTTGCTACTGGAACCGGTACTAGCGTTAACATAAACGATTCCGCGTATGGGGGAGCTACCGGTACTAAAACTCTGTTTTTTAACCCGATTGCAGATGTTACTACTGTTTCTCTTTCGGGAAGCACTTATACTTTTAAAAAGTATGCTACTACGGAAGACGGTAGCGGTAACAAAACAAATGCCACTGTAACTAACCAAACTGTAGACTGGATTTTAATTAAGAACTCTAAAGATTCTCCTTTAAATACTAGTTTTGGTAATTATGGAATTCAAGTTTTCAAGTCTACAGGTGCAATATCTTTTGATTCTAGACGTATGAATTCAAACCAAACTTTCAGAGTACTAGGTACAGCCGGGGAAAGGACAGTTGCAGGAGATGATCAATCTTCAGCGGCTAGCATAGTTCAGTTTGACGCGGCTAGTACCGATATTTTTGTAAGTGCAGATAACTGCTATTACGTAGATAACGGAACCTCTGGTGAAGTGTTAGGCTATGCAATTGCAGGCACTGGCGCAAGTAGCTTTTTAAGAAATGCTTTTTATTTTTGGAGTTATACAGGTGGCGGAGGTCGTACAGACATTACCCGCTATTACTCAAACCCTTACCCAATAATATACGGAGAAAAACGATGACAAATGAGCACCACGGATACGCACAAGTAGATCCTGAACACGGTCAAATTTTTTCTATAAGATTACCTGTTGGAGTTATTCCTGTTCCCGGAATGAACGAGGATAACACCCGGATTAATGTAATAGTAACCGACCAAAATTTACCTAATGAACAGTGCTTAGACTTTAAGTACTTTATTAATAATTATGTTTACCATCAGCCTAGTGGCACTTTCCAAAAGACAAACGGGGTGGCACCTAACGATCACGCTACATGGTCTTTTGAAGATAACGATTGGGATTGGGATTTAGAACCCGTTATGAAAGAAATCAGACACAAGCGAAATGGTTTACTTGCCCATACTGACTTTGTACTGTTACCCGATGCACCTTTTACAGAAGCGCAGGTAGCAGAAGTCTTGAATTATAGGCAATTATTACGAAACTTTCCTAATACAATAACAGGCTTTCCTGCAAATTCAAATCAAGTTGTATGGCCAACGGTGCCTGACTTTTTATAGGATAAATATATGTCAGATAAGTTTGCAAGGTCAATGACTTGGTTTTTTAAAACAATAGCAGATGTCTTTTTCGCAAAAAGATACGGACACAGAGCGGTTGTACTAGAAACAGTAGCCGCAGTTCCCGGTATGGTAGCTGGAATGTGGTCTCATTTTGAAAGCCTTAGAAACTTAGATAGAGGGCATGGAACAAAAATACATAGAATGCTTGCAGAAGCCGAAAATGAAAGAAAACATTTAATTTTCTTTTTGCATATTGCAAAGCCTTCTTTGTTAGAAAGAATAATAATCATAATTGCACAAATTATATTTACTATCTTTTATTTGTTTATGTATATATTTTTTAGAGGAACAGCCCATAGAATGGTGGGTTACTTTGAAGACGAAGCAGTGAATAGTTACACAAACTATTTAGCACAGATAGAAAACAAGCAAATAAAAAATGTCTCTGCTCCACAAATAGCAATCGATTACTATGGATTAGCGCAAGATGCTAAACTAAAAGAATTAGTAAAGTGTGTTCGGGAAGACGAACGAAAACACGCTCAAGTAAATCACAAATACGCAGATAGCATATTAAGGAAATAAATGAAAAAATCTAGTGTTAAATCATGGAAGCCAGAAGTTAATAAAAAGAAAACTTCTGAAAATAATGGTATAAGAACCACTAAAGCGACTATGAATAAATCTAAACAAAGGTCTTTCAAGAAGTACAGAGGCCAAGGGAGATAGCGATGCCTTCAGATTGGCAACTAGAAAGAGCAGGTGTATCCGGCTATAACAAACCTAAAAGAACTCCAAAACACCCCACAAAGTCTCATGTAGTAGTAGCCAAGGAAGGTAACAAAGTTAAAACTATTCGCTTTGGCGAACAGGGAACTAAGGGTGCGGGTAAGAATCCTTCAAGCGCGAAGGAAAAAGCTCGGCGTAAATCATTTAAAGCTCGTCATGCTAAAAACATTAAGAAAGGAAAAATGTCAGCGGCATACTGGGCTAACAAAGTTAAGTGGTAATTAATGGGAAAACGAGTACGAATAGAAAGTTTTAATCCACCGCCAATATTGGCTCAAACTCACAATCAACAACATTTGATGGATGCGATACGAGACAATACTCAAGTAATATCTACGGGTTCTGCTGGAACCGGAAAAACGTTTATCACTGCTGGCTTAGCCGCAGACTGGTATATAAGAAACAATAAACGTAAAATAATTATTACTAGACCAATGATTCCTGTTGGAGAAGACATCGGGTTTTTACCCGGAGATCTTGCCGAGAAGACAACGCCTTGGGCAATGCCAGTGCTAGATGTCATAGCACAAAGAATTGGCTCTAAGCGGTTAGAATGTGATCTTGGAAAAGGAATCGAGGTAATACCTTTGCAATTAATGCGAGGAAGAACCTTTGATGATGCATGGATACTTGCAGATGAAGCTCAAAACCTTTCTGTTGAACAAGCAAAAATGCTTGTTACTCGAATTGGAGAAAACTCCAAATTATTAATAAACGGGGATATTAAGCAACAAGACATACCTGAAAAATCAGGGTTAGCTTGGTTATCCGAAAACGTAAAAAGATACTACTTACCAATCCCAATAATAGAATTCAACATACACGATTGCCAAAGAAGCGATGCTTGCAAAATGTGGCTAGAAGTTATGGAGATGGAAGATAGTAGGAAAAAATCAGGATTTAAATGAATAGTGAAGCGTTTGTTTACCGCCTAAACAATATAACGAACGGGCGGTATTACATCGGATATCATAAAGGCACTGAAAGCGACGGGTATATTTGTTCCTCTAAAAACTATGAGTTTTGGCAGGATTTGCAAGAATGCATATTTACTCGAGACGTATTACACTACGGGACTAAAGATGAATGCAAATTGCATGAGTCGGTTTTGTTATCAGAATGCTTTCTTGATTCAAAATGCTACAATTTCTCTGATGGGAACGGCGGATTCTTACTCCGAAATACTTGGGTAGGGGTCCAAGTTCCCAGCAAGCTTTTAATTGAAGCAGAAACAATACCTATAGAATATAAAACAACTGAGTTTATATGGTATCGCAAAAAGACATATATAAAGCTCGGATACCACGGTATCAAGCGGGATGTCAAAGATGCTCAAAGCTTTATAGGTAGAATTAAACTTAATACTAGGCAAATTATACGGAAAATACTATGTCTATAACATTACACGAAGGTCAATCTAACATAATAAGAGATATGTTTGTAGACCGATCAGTGCGTTACGCCGCAGTTTGCGCTTCTCGAGGTTTTGGAAAATCTTATTTAGCGGCATGTGCGGCAGTATTAGCAGTACAAGAACTTGTTGCTTTACCTGCTGATGTTCCAAACAAAAACGTATGCCTAATATGCCCTACGTATCAACAAGCGGTGGATATCTATTATCCGCTAATAGCATATCAATTTGGTATGGAAGAATTTTGTGATAAGTCTTCACAACACTCAGGAACCTTTTGGTTTCCCAATAATGTAATTCTCAAGCTGTGGTCTTACGAAGCGTCCGAACGACTTCGAGGCTCTGGTCAATACTTTGCTGTACTTGATGAGGTTACTACTTGGCGAGGCGCAGGGGGTTCATTTAAAGACTCTTGGGAATCAGTAATACAACCTTGTATTAATACACGTTGGTCTCCAGAAAGATCGGCAGAATATGGAGCGCCTTCTCCCGGAAGAGCTTTAGTTATTTCTACTCCAAAAGGTAGAGACTACTTTTATGATATGTTTAATTTTGAAGCAGTAGATGATAACTGGAAATCATATCATTATACTTACAAAGATTCTCCATACTTAGATTCAGAAGAAATCGAAAGAACTAAACACACGATTGACTTCTTTAAATTTAAACGAGAGTACGAAGCCTCGTTTGATGATTCAGGTAACAGCGTATTTTATAACTTCAATAGAAAAGACCACGTAGATAAATCTATTCTCGATTTTCAACCGGGTGAGACGGTTTACGCTTGTATTGACTTTAACGTTGCAATAATGGCGTGCTCATTGTTTGCACTTAGAGGAAATCAAATGCAATTTATTGAGGATTTCCAAGGTCATCCTGATACCGAATCTCTAGCAAAGACACTACAAAAACGTTTTGCCCAAAAAGGTCATGACGTAAAATGCTTTCCAGACCCCAGCGGTCGAGCCAGAAAGTCTTCAGCATCCGTAGGACGTACAGACTTTTCTATTTTGCAATCACACGGTCTTGAAACTATTGCAAGAAAGAAAGCACCGGCATTAATTGACTCAGTAGCGGCAGTAAATAGGCAACTAAAGACTGCTAGCGGCCATGTCAATATGCTTTTTCATCCTAGATGCAAACACACAATTAAATCTATGGAACGAACCTCTTGGAAAGAAAACAATCCCGACTCTGCAATGATTGACAAAGGTGCAGGTGAGGAACACCATTCTGATGGCGTAAGATACGCTACCGAATATCTCTTTCCAGTTACAAGCGGTCGAAAGGTTCGATCTAAGCAATCACATAATTTTTAACAGGAGACTTAAATGGCTAATACAGCTACGTCTGCGAATCGTTCTAAGTCAGTAGGTGATCCCCATCCTAAGTATGAATCACTTAAACCACTATGGAGAACTGCGCGTGGTATTCTTAATGGTCAATCTCAAGTAAAAGAGCTTGATTCTGTTCTAGATACATACGGCTTTAAAAATATTCTTTTACCATTTTCTCCAAGCATGACCCCTGAGCAATATAATTTTTATAAGGCAGAAGCAGAACTGCCCGGGTTGACAGCGCAGTATATTAAGGTGCTTATTGGCGGTATGTTGCGAAAGCAACCTGACATTGTACTACCCGAAGGTGCACCCGAAGGTGCTTTAGATTGGTTACGACATTCTTTCACTTCTACTAATAACTCTATGCTTTCTTTTTTAGATGCGGCTTTGTTTGAAGAGCTACAAACTTCAAGGGCTTGGGTAATGGTAGACTACCCCTCTGTTCCTAACATTGACATTCTTAGTTTAGAAGAACGTAAAATGCTTAAGCCGTATCCTGTACTGCTAAATGCTGAGTCTGTAATCAATTGGAGAACAGGCGCTCATCCTCGAACAGGTAAGCATTGCTTGCTATCGCTTGTAGTTCGAAGCTACGAGCAGGTATACCGCGATAACCCACTACATCCCGATTATGTGGAATGCGCGTATGTACATAAAATCAACGAGCAAGGTGTATATGTCGTTGACAAATACGAAATGCGAGAAGAGCAGTCAGCCAACGTTAATTTTATTAATGGCGTTGCCCAACAAGACTACGAAGTAGCTGGTGGAATGCATGGCTCAAAAAATGCTGACGGTAGCATGTGGAAGTTAGTAGCTACCTATGATCAGATTATGGCAAACAATAAAATGTTTGACTATATTCCCGCTATTCCTTTGAATGGTAATATCGAGGGTGAAGAGCCAATGCTCATGCCTTTGATTGATCGGGAAGTAAGCCTTTATAACAAAGTCTCTCGTCGCAACCACTTATTACTCGGTGCGGCAACTTACACCCCTGTTGTAATCTCTGACATGACTGACGATCAATTCGAAGACGTCGTATCGGCAGGTCTAGGATCTTGGATTAAGGTCCAACAAGGAGACGATGTTAAGGCACTGGAAACCCCTTCTCGTGCTCTAAGAGATATGGAGCAGGTAATCCAGAATACAGTTAATGAGATGGCTCGCCTAGGAATTAGGATGATGGCGGCTGAAACTGGAACGGGCAGAGATTCAGGAGTTGCTCTTGAAATTCGAAATGCCGGACAATCAGCCTTGCTAGCATCTGTATCAACAAAAGTTTCACAACAAATGACTAAAATTATTTGTTGGATGTTAAATTGGAATTATGGAACTGACTATTTAATCTCTGACATTAAGTTTAATCTTACTCCAGATTTAAATCCTGCTCCGATAGGCGCAGATTGGTTACGATTAGTTACTGAGTGGTACACTGGTGGTCTTATTCCCCGTTCTACTTTCCTTGATATCGCTAAAGCAAATGATATCATAGATTCAGATTATGATGATATGAAGGGGCAAGAAGAGATTAACGAAGATGATTTAATTATGGGAGGTTTAGACCCCCAGCCAATGGACGATTTAATTAAAAGCCAAGTAAATCAACCTGAAGTATTGTCAAACGAAGATGACGAGGAAAATGAAGATGACTGAAGAAGTAAAAAAGAGAGGGCGTCCCGCTAAAACAGAAGCAGTCGCCCCTGCTCTTAAAGAATTAAAAATCAAAATAGGTTTAGTTTCTAAAAACGGACTTTGGGAAGTTGTAGGTACGCGTGGTGATCTCTGGATTATTGCGCCTACTGCAAAACACACTACGGCATTTGGAAAAATGCCTCAAACAGAAGATCAGCTTAAAAAGCTATTTGAGGTTTAAAATGACAGACGAAATTAAAAAGTATACCCCTAGAAAGAGTAAAAAAGTCGAAGTTTCAGACTTACCAAAAATTGATCACACTAAAGAAGAAGTTCTTGTAAATGTTGGAGATACTACAAAGTGTGGACACAAAGTTTCTGCTATTGTAGATACCAACAGAGTACTAATTAGCAACAAAGAAGGCGCTAAGGTAGTCAACAAGGGCGATATTGAAATCGTATAAATAAGGAGAGTTCTATGGGTGTGAATCAAGATCTATATGATCGAACCGTAGACCATTCAGTTTCATCTAGGCAATATGAAGAAAGTGTTCAAATTGATGCAAAAAGAGCAATAAGAAGGCATCGTAAAAAATTGAACACCTTAGCTTCTGATGGAGTAGATGATCTATCTAGCACTGGTAGAACTCGCTTAATTACAAAAATCAAGTCAGAAATAAGAAGATTTACTACTGAACTAAATTCTATTATCGGAACAAAATTATCTGATTTTAGTTTGGTAGAAATTGATTTTGGTGCCAACAATCTAGAAAAATCTTTGGGTTTTTACGCAAGAGTAAGACGTCCAAGGGCCACAAAGGTTCTAGAGGAAATTGTAGGTGCCAACATCCGAGGAGAGGGAAACCTAAGCAGGCGTATCCAAGCTTTAGGTGCAGGTGAGTTAACTCGTGTACAATCAAAAATAACTAACGGTGTTAACTCCGGACTTAATTCAAATCAAATAAAAAGAGATATAGTCCGTTCAACGCGTCTCACAGAGGCGCAAGCCAGCGCTTTAGTAAGAACTGCATTTACCAGAGCACAAACTACCGCACAACTTTCTACATTAAAGGAAAATAAAGCAGTTGTGAAAGGTGTTCGGTTTACTGCGGTTTTGGATAGTCGCACTAGTGCAATCTGCGCTCATCACGACGGCAAGGTTTACGACCTAGACGATAATAGATATACTCCACCTTTGCATTGGAGATGTCGTTCGACTTTGGTCCCTGTCGCGTATTCCTACGATGAGTTATTAGCCAGTACCTCTCCGGATGTAAAACAAACTAATTTACAAAGCGCTTCTGTAAGACAAATTATGGCAATAAGTGATGCAGTAGCGGTTCGTGAGTCTTATGGACAATGGCTTGCTCGGCAACCTCGAGAAGTTAAGGTTCGACATTTTCAAGGAGATACGCAGAAAGTCGATCTCTTTGATTCCGGTCAACTCCCGATAGATCGTTTTGTTACAGCAAGTGGAAAACCGCTCTCACTAACAGCATTGAGGAGAATAGATAATCGAAATACGATTGTTACTCCAGTCAAACAAAAAGTCCTAAGTTCAAATGCAATAAATAACTTGCAAATAAATGCGGCGAGACCTTCTACTCTTATTAGAAATAAAACAGTAGAAACTGAATTAAGAAATTTTTACAGGGCAGAAGCATCAAATCTGAACTCTATTTTGGCACTAACCGATTTTCGCGGTACTTCTATAAAGGGTAAAAAATCATCTCGTAGAAGAGCTAATAACCAGTTTGATGAGAGAAACACGGGAGTAGACCCTCTTACCGGAGAGGTTAAATCAAATTTAATTTATGAACCTAACTTCGAACTTTATCAAAGCAGGTTGGATAAAGTAACTGCGTCTAAATTATTAAATAAAGAACAAAAAGATTGGATAACTGGTTTTGTCGACTCTCTTGAAAATGATGGATTATCTGTTAACCAACAATCTTCTGTTTTAGAAAATTTAAGGCTAATATTTGAGCGGTATGCTAGAGATAAACAACCTTGGGACAATTTTAGTGCAGTAGTTAGAGCCGAAATGGTAAACTCCGTTGTAAACGTTTCTAGATTATTAGACCGTGCATCTCGCAGTAAGTCACAACTATTCAGATTTGGATCCGAAGGTGAAAAAGATGCTCAAGTTCAAATTATGGGAATTTGGACAAATTTTGATGACATCATTAATCGAACCTTGTCTAATCAAAGATTTGTTGACAACTGGGCAGTTGATAATGGGCTAAGTTCAGCTAGACAACTATATTATGGCGGAAGAGCTCCTTTACGAACATATTTTCCCCAGCCTCCTAGGTTTACAGGTGCTTTAAATACTGTTAAAAAGAATATTATTCTTCAAGTAGAGTCTCTTCCTTTCGGTAAAGCATTTTTAAGGAAATGGCAAGGTAAACCAACTGACGGCGCAATTACCACTTTTTTACGGTCTGGTAAAGAAAGAGCTAGGCGTTTTTTAGATTTAGAATGGGCTTTAGCCAGAAAAAAGGATGATTGGATTCAAAGATCTGCTACACCCGATTTCGCTAAAACCGATATTAGGTTATTATCCGAAATAATTGCAGATGTAGCAACAGGCGCTTCTACTGACTATGATTTGTTATCAATAAATATTGGTAAAAAATTGTATGAGGCTAAGAAAAATGATGCGGATGTTTTGTTTGGAGCGCCTACCCTTGAAACTTATCATAAAATGGGCTCTAATATTTTACAAGGTTTAAAAGATCAAGGTAAAATAAAAATCGGGCTGAGAGGTACAACACGTAGAGGGGTTATAGACCTCGAATCAGGAAGGGCCGGACAAGGGACATTCCAAGACACTATCTCTCGTGAGGTTCAAATAGTTGATCCTGCAATGCTTAGACTTCAAAGAGCGCAACAAGAGCTTACATACTCTAGAAGAATTGGGTTTACTAGTAATAGAGAGCGTCTTTATGCTAGGGCAGGTGAAAAGAAATTCTATGATTCTAGAGGTAGAAAAACAAGCGTTTCAGTAGTAACTAAAAAAGCTTCTGGAAATTACGATCAAGACTTAATTGATAAAGATTTTGCAAATATGATTAACCATGCATCTGATTTTGAATTTGAAGTCGATCAAGATTTTGCAGATTTCTTTTTAGGTCTTGCTCATTTTAGAGACCCTAGAGGACAAGTTGCTAAATTTGACGAGCTAAATGGATTTAGAAAAATAATAATACAGCGAGGGGAACAAGGTCTCGGTTTAATTCAATCTCTAAAATATTATTTTGAAAACAAAAAAAGTTTTAGAAATAATGTTCAGATAGACGGTAGAGGACGCCTTTACACAAATGGATATTTGCATCCTGCAGGTGGAGAATTTGTTAGACCCTTCTTAAACTCAAAAGCTAAAAAAGCTATTAGTCCTGAAGTAGTAGAAGAGCTTAGATTTCAGCTAGGTACTATGGTAGGAGACGCCCAACTCGTTCTAACTAATCGAGGTAGATTACAAAGCTTTTTTGATAAAGAAAAAGAGTTTTTAGAGCTAGGCAAAATAATAACTTCTCAAACTCAAAAAGACAGAAGAAAAAGAGAATTTCTTCAACACCCCTTAGTTCAATCAATAGAACCAGAAGAATTACCTAAGCTAGCAAGGTTAGCCTTAGAGTATTACAGAATACACCAACATGTTGATGGTAATTTTGACGATTTAGCAAAACTAAGTACATACAGAACACAATTGACAAACGAAAACGATGCTTCGTCTTCTGGTGCACAACTAATTGCGCTATCTACTAGAGATAGACAGTTGTCCGAAGCTTCTAATGTTGTACCTACAAATCGTAAAAACAGATTGTACGATTTAGTTGCAGAACAAACACTATCAGACCCTGAGTTTCAAAGAATAAATCCATTAGGTAATGATATTAATTTTAAAGACTTGTCTAAAGCCGCAAAAGGCCAATCTATGGTCGCCTTTTATGGAGCCGGACAAGCTACGCAAGCAGGTGCAATTGAACTAAAATTAGCTACTGCTCTTGGTAAAAAAGGGTATGTGGTTGTAACTCGAGGCGAACTTCGAGATTTTAATAAAGACATTGATAGATCAATTAAACAAGCGGAAGCTTCAAAGCTGTTGTCTGTGGCATCATCTTTGAGGGAGTACAAAAAAGAGGTTAATTATGCTATCAAAAACAGTTCTCCACCCGGAGACAAAGTTTTAGCAATGGCTAAAGACGTTCATCCGGACTCGGCAGAATTTGTAGATAAGCTGACCAACATTCGAGGCAATCTTATTGGTCCTGAACAGTTTTCAATAACTGCTAAGATCATGTCAAGAAAGCTCCAAGGGATTGCTCCTATAACGGAGAAATTTGTTTCCTTTTGGAAGGATGCTGCAGAAACTTTTATCACTGATACCGAAAAGGTAGACATTCCTTGGGTAACTATGGATGGGAAAGTTTTATATCAGCGATATCGGCCTACTGTTCAGGAAAGAATAACTTTTATTGATCCTGTAACTGGTAGGAGGGTATCAAATGTTTACGAGGATTCAATTACAGATAACCGGCTTGTAGGTCGTTCATCTATAATTAACGCTCGTAGTGGTTTTGGAGTAAATGGAAATCATATGAATGATGCTTCTATTGTTAGAAGATTTCACTTGTGGGGTCGGAAAAACAAAATAGATACAGCTACAATTCACGATGGTTTCTTTACAAATATTGTTGATTCTATAAAGGCTAAGGCAGAGCTAAGAAGAGCTTATGCTAAATCAGTAGAATCCAATACGCTCCTAAACACGTTAAAAGAAATGAGAAGACAAGGACTTTCTGAACAAGAGTTTAAAAGACTAGTTAAGAAAGCCCGAGATGAAGGTCTTCTTGATCCTCCTAATGGCATAACTGCCAACGATATACTAGCCCCGATTCAGGACGATGAGGATTGGTATGGTATCGGACCCTAAACTAAACTCTTAATAGAGCTGTGCTCTAACAACCTAATAGTCTGTGACTAAGGAACTTAAAATGGAAAACGAAAATAATATTGAAGTAAATGATGAAGCAACTCAAGCGGATGTTACACCTTCTCAAGACGAGCTCTCTAAAATAGTAGAAAGCCGTGTAGCAGAAGAACTTGCTGGAATCAAGGAGAAGCTTAATAGTGCTTATTCTGCTCGTGATGAAGCTGTCAAAAAGGCAGTTGCTTACGAAGAGGAAAAGAAAGCACTACAAATTACTCGACTTGAAGAAGAAGGCAAGCACAAAGAAGCCGCTGACATTAAGCTCGCAGAGTTATCCGCTCGACTCTCAGAAAGAGATAAGCAGATTACAGAACTTACTCGAGACGGAGTTGTTCGTGATGCTTTACGAGGCTTAGACTTTCGAAACGAAACTGCGGCAGAGTTCGCATATCGGGACGTTGTATCTCAGCTAACGCAAAACGAGAACGGTCAGTGGGTACACCGCACTGGCGCTTCAATCAAAGACTTCATCGACACTTTTCGTAAAGACGAAGATAAAGAGTTTTTGTTTAGACCACAACAATCCTCTGGAGTCGGGCAACAAGCAAATCAAGCCCCTACCGGAGGTTTTGACTCTAACAAACCACTATCTGAAATGAGCGTTGAGGAATTGATGGCGGCGGCCGCTGCTGGACACCTCGGAAACGATCATAAGTGGATTTAATCACTTAATATAATTTCTGGAGAACATTTAAAATGGCAATCTCTTCAAGTGCATTCGGCACTCTTAACAAGGCTATCTCTGCCTACACTGATGAGATGTACACTCGCGCTAAAAAGCTCGTAGGTACAGAACTCGTAGGTTCAGAAGCTCAAATTAACCCTAACGGCGAAGACTTCATCGGTCAGGTTCGTTTTTACAAGCCACTCGGCAACTACGCTGTTGGCGCAACTGGCGGATCTTCAGAAGACGTAACTGGCTCTTCTAACGCAGTTGTAAACGTAGCTTCTCAGGACGAGGACTACGGAAAGACTACTAACATCAGCACAGAAGTACAGACTTACATTAAGACTGTCCGTACACACGGTGCTAATGAGTACATGGTACAGAGCGTAATC